TTGCTTCCAGAAGTGGGTACAGCGGAACAAATCAAGGCAACGTTGTAAATATTCAATGGACAGGTTCAGCGTCAAAACTATGGATTGATGCAGTCGATCAAGGGACAATTACTGTTTCTTCAGATTACCGAGTAAAGAAAAACATAACGACTCAAACAGCATCAGGAATAGACAAAATTAAACAATTAAGACCTGTTAATTATGAATATGCAGACAATGATGATTTTAGTTTTAAGGCTGATGGAGTAGCAAGGGAAGGTTTTATAGCTCACGAAGTAGCGGAGGTAATCCCTAGTGGTTGCGAAGGGGCAAAAGATGCAGCAAATCAAGTTCAATCTTTGAAAGTTGATGCAATCGTTTCTGTGTTAACAAAAGCACTACAAGAAGCAGTTGCTAAAATAGAAACATTAGAAACTAAAGTCGCTGCATTAGAGGCAAAGTAAAATGGCTATTGCACCTGGAACGTATGACATGACGATCCAGCGTCGGTCAGATCATGCTGTTAATTTTGAGTTGAAAGATTCAGATGGTAATGCTGTAAACCTCACAGGTTCAACGCTTACCTCGCAAGTATGGGATTCAGATCGTACTACTAAGGCAGCAGACGCAACTATTACGGTTACTAATACAACAGGTGGATTGTTCACTTGGAAAGTAAGTGATACTCAGACAAGTGGTTTTAGTTCTAATGAATACAAGTACGATATTTTATTAACGAATGGATCTGGTGATAAAGAATATTGGGTTGAAGGTACTATCTATATGTCAGAGGGATTCACAGCATGACATCAGTTAACGTCACCACTAATAAGAACATAATCACTGTTCAAGAAGGTGATGCCACAACAGTTACGGTCGCAACTCAGGGACCACAAGGAGCGACAGGTGCAACAGGTGCAACAGGCGCAGCAGGCAGTTCAAACATTGTTCAAGATACAACCCCACAATTAGGAGGGGATTTAGACGCGAATGGTAATGATATTGATATGGGTACAAATGTTATTACAGATGCAAGGGTAGGAGAATGGATCGCTACAAAGACAAAAGTTGACGGAATAGAAAATTCAGCGACGGCTGATATGACTGGAAGTGAAATAAAAACTGCCTATGAAGGCGAGTCAAACACAAACGCTTTTACTGATGCTGAGAAAACAAAGTTATCAGGAATTGCTACGTCTGCTAATAATTATGTTCACCCGAACCATAGCGGTGAAGTTACTTCAAGTGCTGATGGGGCAACAGTTATTGCCTCAAATATTGTTGATGAAGACAATTTAAAAATCAGTAATTCCCCTTCTAATGGAACGTTCCTTCAATACAAAGATGGAACAGATGAATTAACTTGGGCAACACCTACAGATACAAACACAACTTACACAGCAGGGACAGGATTAAATTTAAGTGGGACTGAATTTTCAGTAACGTCTCTTGCTCTAACAACAGTTCAGGAAGCGGCTAACGAATCTGCTCAACTATCCCTTACTACTCAAGAAGGTGATGTTGTTGTTCGTACTGATGAAAACAAGACTTATGTAAAAAATGCTGGAACGGCTGGAACGATGGCAGATTTTACTCTGCTTAGAACCCCGACAGATTCAGTACTTAGCATTAATGGAAATACTGGAGCGATCAGCGCAGCCCAGATTGCGAGCGCAGTTGAAGCGGCTTCTGATTCAAATACTTTTACAGATGCAGACCATACAAAATTAAATTCAGTCGAGAGCAATTCAACCGCCGACATGACTGGCGCAGAAATCAAGACTGCATACGAGGCCGAATCCGATACAAATGCTTTCACTGATAGTGAGAAAACTAAACTTTCAGGCATAGCTACAGGGGCAACAAATACAGCGGCTCCTCATTACACTTCTGCAATTCCTGTAGGCGATGGTGGACTTACTCAAAACAATTTCACTGACACGTTAAAAACAAAGTTAGATGGTATTGCTACAGGCGCAGAGGTAAACGTTCAAAGTGATTGGAACGCCTCAAGTGGTGATGCTCAAATCTTAAACAAGCCCACAATCCCAACCAATACAGATACAACTTATGGAATATCTTGTGTTGATGGAGATAACAGTGATGAGGAAAAAATCCGTTTAACCGCAGGTGGTAGCGGTTCAGGGACAGATGATGTTGTCTTAGAGGCTGGTACAGGTTTAAGCATTGCCAGATCAGGCGATAAAATTACTTTTACAAATACAGTTACAGATACAAATACACAACTAACGACAGAAGAAGTTCAAGACATTATCGGCGCAATGGTCGCTGGTGGTAATACTGAAACTAATATTTCGGTGACTTACGACGATACAAATGGAAAATTAGATTTTGTTTCTACTGATACCCAATATTCAATTCAAGATGGGCAACTGTCTCAAAACAATTTTACAGATACTTTAAAAACAAAACTTGACGGGATAGAAGCGAGTGCTGATGCGACTGATGCAACTAACGTAGCTGCTGCGGGTGCTGCAATGCTTTCAGGGGCTGCATTCACTGGCGATGTATCTGTAACATCAACTGATGCTGGGAGTTCCGCTTCTCCAGAATTAGAGTTATACAGAAACAGTGCGTCCCCAGCAGATGCAGATTATTTAGGTCAACTTAAATTTACTGGCGAAAGTGATGATGGAAGTAAAGAAGTCTATGCAAAAGTAACAGGCAAAATTGATGATGCCAGTTCTGGAACGGAAGATGGACTTATTGAGTTTGCATTAAGGAAAGCAGGATCTAATAATATTGGGGCAAGACTAACAAGCACAGATTTAAAACTAATAAATGGTACTGGACTTGAGGTTGCTGGGAATATAAGCGTTGATGGAACTGTTGACGGTAGAGATTTAGCAACGGACGGTTCAAAACTTGACGGAATCGCTGCAAATGCAACAGCTAATGCTGGAACAATTACAAGCGTTACGGGTACAAGCCCAATCGCTTCTTCAGGGGGCACGACACCAGCAATTTCAATAAGTGCGGCGACAACGTCGGCTGCTGGTTCGATGTCGTCATCAGACAAAACGAAATTAGATGGTATTGCCGCCAACTCTAATAACTATGCTATTTCATCTGATTTGCTTGATGAAGACGACATGTCTAGTAATTCAGCAACAAAAGTCCCATCGCAGCAATCGGTAAAAGCTTATGTTGATGCAAATACTAATGTAGGTGACATAACTGGAGTTACAGCAGGAACAGGTTTAACTGGCGGCGGTTCATCTGGTGCCGTAACAGTTAATGCAGATGTAGGAATAGGCGATGACAAGCTTGTTCAAATGGATGATGCTGACGCAGCAGATGATGATTATGCAAAATTTACAGCAAATGGATTAGAGGGGCGTAGTGCAGCAGAAGTTAAAACAGATTTATCGTTAAACAATGTAGAAAATACAGCAGTTAGCACATGGGCTGGCACATCTAATATCACAACACTTGGAACTATTGGGACTGGTACTTGGCAAGGTACAGCCATTGCCGCAAGTTATGTCGCTACGCTAAATCAAGACACAACTGGTTCAGCAGCAACTCTAACTACTCCAAGAGCTATTAACGGAGTAAATTTCGATGGTTCGGCTGCAATAACAGTCGCTGACTCCACAAAAATCGCTACTGCTGGTGGAACGTTTACAGGTAGTGTTACTTTTGAAGATGCGATTAATGAAAACGTCTTTGCAATAACTGATGGCAATGCTGCTATAGATCCTGATAATGGAACGATCCAGACTTGGACTTTAGGAGCCAATAGAACACCTACTGATTCTTTGACGGCTGGTCAATCAGTCCTGTTAATGATCACAGCTAGTTCTCATACAATCACCTGGCCAACAATGACGTGGTCTGGCGGCAGTCCTCCCACACTATCGACTTCAGCAAAAACAGCTATAGAACTTTGGAAAGTAGGCTCAACACTTTATGGCGCAAATGTAGGGGATTTATAATTGAGAAATCATTTCTTAAGAGCTAAAGGTGTTGCTGCTGCTGCGAGCGTGGAAACAGCACCTACAGTTTCAGTAAATAACAATTTAAACACTGATGAATGGACAAGAATTACACAAAGAAATTTAAATAATTACAGTAATTATTGTGATGGTGCCGTTGATAAAGAAGGTGATGGCAGTATCTATTTGTTGATGGATAGTGGAGGTGCTGAATATAAGCTGTTAAAAATGACTCAAAGCGGGGCTATAACTTGGCAAAAAGATTTTGATTATCCAAGTGGAACTTATTATCAATTAGGGCAGGGAATGACAGTTGATAACAATGGTAATTTGATAATGTTAGGTTATTACAAAGATGGCAATTCTACCGTATCAAGTGGTAAATGTCCCTTGATAATGCGAGTAGATAGTGATGGTACTCTTGCATGGGCTTATAAATTTGGGACAGGTCATCACAGTAATAGCTCTAGTAATGCAGGTTATTCATTAGTCGTAAATAAAGACAATAATATTTTTGTTACTGGTGTAGTAAGAGGAGCTACTGGCATTGGCACTCCTTTTATAGGATTTCTTTTAAGGTTAACCCAAACAGATTCAGCCGCGACGTTGCAATGGTATAAAGCGTTAGAAGATTCAACCACCTCTGGATATTTAGAACCACAAGGATTAGCAACCATATCCAATTCTGAATATGTTTATTTCTTATCTAATAAAAATACTAATGCTTGGAATATTTCAAGAATAAAATATGACGCTTCAAGTATTGATAATCAATTCATTTATAGAAATTCTAATTGGACACAAAACAATGCTAATCATCAATATTCCACTGCGGCTGACTATATGCACATAGACGCTAATGGGAATTTTTATTTAACATTTTCACATGACTATACCGATTCAGCTGTAATCAAATTAGATATTGATTTGAATATGGAATGGGCAAAAGAAATATCCTCTAACTCAAGTACTTACAGTAAGAACACTTTTGATTTTACGGCTATAGGTGCAACAGATAACAGTGGTGATGTTTTGTTTGCATGTGAAACAAAAGGGAATAGCACTGACTCTAGTAATTACCCGAATTTACTTCTTATTTCTTTTGATAGTGATGGGGATTTCCAGTGGGATAAAATAATCACGTCATTAACAACTAATGATGGTGCCAATACAACTCAAGTTACTACAACAAAAAATGGAAGATATAGACCTTATTACTTAGATGGAGATACAAAAGATAATTTTTATTTAATTGGTTTTTTTCCTGGTTGGAGATATGCAGACGCTTATGATTTTCAGCACCAATGGGGAGGGGGAGTTTTAAAACATCAATCAGGGACAGAGGTTCCCGCTGGAAGTTATACAAGTGCAGCATCTGGACATCATTACTATGCAAGCCATTCAAATCCGCCTACTCATTGGACAAGTATTTCCGACACAACTGGTTACACCTATAGTACTGGCTCTTGGACTTCTTCCTCAACGTCGCCCAGTGCTAGCTATGGTGGGGTTGAATTGCAAGATTTCCCCGCTAACTCTGGGACGTGGGCTTTAACTGATGTTAGTTCAAATATTGATATAGCAAATGTAGCGACTACGGAACAAGGCTGGACCTATAAAGATGATTTATAATAAATAAAAAACCATGAAAGGATACTTAGAGAATAACAGCATTACTAAATGGCCTATAGATGTTGGTTATTTAAAAGCAAAACATAAAAATACAAGTTTTCCATCTGATTGGGAATCAGCGGATTTAAGTTCTTTTGGCATGGTTCCGATTACTGAAGTAACAAGACCTACGATTGATGATAAAACACAGAAAATTAATGAATTAAGTCCTGAGTTAATTGATGGTGATTGGACTCAAAAGTTTGAAGTAGTTTCTTTGACAACAGATGAAATAGACAATCAAAAAAGTAATATTTTATCTAATGTAAGAATTACAAGGGATGAGCTTTTAAAAGAATCTGATTGGACACAGACGACAGACTGTCCATTAACCAGTGATAAAAAAACTGAATGGGCAACATATAGGCAAGCTTTAAGAGATGTGCCCGCACAATCAGATGTTTATAACATTACGTGGCCTTCACAACCTTCTTAAATGCAAAAAGTAATTAACGCACTTTCAATCATTTCTTTTACTGCTTTTATTGCAGGAATTGGTGGCCTTGGATATGGTTTTCTAAATCGTCAAAAGATTATTGATCATGCAATGTCTCAAATAAAGAGCGAATTGCCGAAGCTAGTAAAAGAAAGTATGCCTAGTATGGAGATACCAAAGGCAACAGGTAATGTCTTACCGTTCTGATTTTCCTTTTTTAAGTATCCTTTTAGGGGCTGGTTTAATTGGTACTAATTTTTTTAGTTTAACCTTGTTATCAAAGTCAGGAAGTTCTATCCCCGATCTTGCGCGATTAAATACAACTGAAAACTCTGCAAGTCAAATGCACTATCAGAGAAATGGGGAAAAATTAGATTTAACGATCACCCATAATATGCACCAACCAAAAACGGTTTTATTTTCTAGCGATACAACTAAAAGCAAATGGAATGGGAAACAAGATATTAGTTATGTGAGGCGTGAATATATCCCTCACGTACCGACAGAGAAGAAACAAGAGATAGATATGAAATGCTTAGAGGCTTCAATTATTGGAAAAAATAACGGTGGCCTGGTAGGGGCTGGAGTTGCTACGGCTGCGGGCGCATCAAGGCTTTCTAGTGTTCCGATTATTGGATTTTTATTAGAGCCTTTTGCCAGGAATAGGGCGCAAAAAATAGGTTCCAACATTGGCTCAAGTTTGGGTAAAGATTTATCTGATTGCTAAGTGGAAATAGAAGATATATCAATTAGAGAGATACCTCAAGCTTCAATCGATCTATCAATAATTAATACGCCTAATCCTCAAATACCTAGCAACATTGGTTTTCCAGTAATTCAGATGCCTGGTTGTGTACGGGCTAGGACATTAAAAAATAAAAATTTAGTTACTAATGACGAACGTGGGAATTTAATCCTTTGTGATGGCAATGTTCCAACACTGGAAAGCATGACTGTTGATTGGACTGGCGTGGAAAATATTCAATCTGTTCAAGAAGAGCCTGAAATTGTTCCACCTGTCCCAAAAGTAGAAACACCAAAAGAACAAACTAAAACAGAAGAAAGAACAACAAAAAACAAAACTAAAAAAGATAACAACACAGAAAAAGACAGTATTGCAAAAAACCTTGAATTGCCAAAAGTTGATTTAAAAGGTATCAACACTAATGCTTCTATTGACCTCCCTTGTCCTTTACCTGGTTCACCTCCTCCTGGTGCTGTTGGTAAGTTTTCAACGAAAGTTGTTTTACGTTATGAAAAGAATGGTGATTTATGTGAAACGATCTACCAAGACCGAGCATTATTTGACGTTATCAATTCATATACGCCACCGCCAAGCACCATTGTAAATACATCTACTATTGCTATTACTTCTGTTGTTGGTGTAACTGTAATCGGGCAACCATTAGCCAAGTTTTTTCAAAAACAATTAAAAGGACAGGTCAAGTCATTTTCTAAGAAGATCACGAAAAAACTGCTTGCTATTCGGGGGGAAAAACCTCTTGTGAAGTCCCTTTCTGAAAGGCGAAAGGATCAGAGGGATTTGAAGAAATAGAATGTTTATGATTTGGGAGGGTGTTAGGAGGATTGACTAAACGGACATCTGAACAAGTCACAAAGCTTGGGCTGTTTTTAGCGTAGGTCACGCCCAGTTTTAATTGCTCAGCACATATTTTTAAACGGCTAAGAGCATAATCTAACTTTCTGGCTTTGTATGCTTGTTCTAAATACTTGACCCTGCTATTTTGTGCAGCTACGCAATTATTAACCATACGACGATCTAATGGAACAGCTATAGTTGCGGTCACACCATAATTAAAACTTAAGTTGTTACGTGCTTGACCAGTCCGAATAGGTTTTGTGTAGAGGATTCCCCCGGGATTGACTAAATTTCCATCTGCATCTGTGCTGTCGTCATATATATTTTCAAGATAAGTTGGTTCGTAAGGGTCTTTCCATGCGTTGACTTTAGATACAAAAGGATTAATAGTTAAAGTCGTTCCACTACAACGAATACCATCTCCTAATTCTTGATAAATAAAGCCACCTTGATTAACACTTATACCCTGATTAATCACGGAACCGCTAGATGTCGCTGATGGACTTGCAATTGTTGTATTATTTGCAAATACTGGTTGATTGAATATTACTGAGTAAAGACAGATACTGATTCCACTAAGGATTCTGTTGTGGTTATTCTGTTTATTGTTGTTATATTTGAAAGTCCAGAATTTTGAAGGCTTTCCGTGAATGAAAAAGCTTGTCCAGGATTTGTTATTTTCCAATCTGGTTTGTTTGCGGGGGTTACATCTACTGATGTCCATGTGAAGTTGATGTTATCAACAGTTTGAGGTGTGCTTTCTACAAGTCGAGGCGAGATAATATTATTATTATTTACAGGTTCTATATTGTGACCTGAAACCACATATTGTGAGCCAGAAAAATCTACACTTGTTATTGTTTCCGAAACAACAGTTTTAGTTTCTTGGCGTGAATTTAGCGTTCCCGTAGAAAATGTTGGTACGACGGGAACAGCAGAAACGCTTGTACCTACAAAGGATATAAACAGCAATAATTTATATATTTTATGCACTATTTGACAGTTATTTCTGAACTTGTTTGTCCTGTCGCTGTCGTTCCAGCTCCACCTGCTGTGATTGTCAAAATACCTGCACTTGTTACCGTTCCGGCTAGATTCCCAGCTACACCTCCAGAAGTTACAACTGTATTACCAAAAGCAGGCATATCGGGAACCACTCCGGCGGAGACATCAACGCCTGAGCCTATGGCTGGGATAGCGTCACCCTGAAGCCAGCTTTCCTCAAAACTATAGCTAGACCCCGAAGTATGCATTTCGTAAACACCAACGTCTAATGTTGCTGCTGCTGTAGCCGTACCTGCTGTTAGTTTTCCAAAGTGTTCACCTGTGGTGACTTTCATATTGTTCCCTGAGACGGCATATGTTGACGGTACACGTACAGCCTGAACCGCAGCCCCATCAACCTTTAGGCTCGCTGATTGAGTATGTTTGATTGCTATATCTGCATTAGCAGGTGAAGCCAATAGAAAAACAAATGGGATTAGTAGTCGTTTCATAAGTAGGCTTTTGAAATCTGTGCTAGTAATCCTAATACTGCCAGAGCAGCACTGACGAGCGCAGCAGCTTGGAATACCCTTTTCTCTAAAAGTCTAACTCTATCTTCTAAATCGTTTATCTTTTCTTCTGCTCGTTTGATTTTCATCTCTTGGCAGACAATACGAGTTTCTTGCCGAGCATCAATCGAAAGATCGTCTCCCGTCATGTCAACCTCCCACTTTGAGGATCGATTTCCTTTCCAGAAACAGGGTCAATTCGAGGCTTGTCAGGTACAAGTTTTATCGGAGTTTCGACCTTGATAATTGTATAAGGAACCCCATTGCTAAAACCTGCTGCTTCTGCTTTCCTTTTTTCCTCATCAGCCTTGTAAGTTCCATCACCTCTTTTCTTTGCAGTTTCCAATCCAAAACTTGCTAAAGCTCCCGTGAAAACGCTTGCTATAAAAGTAGGATCGATCCTTTCTTGTTTACCTAAACCAGGTAATTCTACATAGTTTAAAGTTAAAATAAACCCACTCCAAACTACAACTCCTAATCTTACAAATGTAGATAAAACTTGTAATTGTTCCTCTTTATCTTCTAACCCGTCTTTTAGTTTTTGTAACGGGTTTTTCTTTTCTGGCTTGGGTTCGGGCATAAAAAATAAAAAACAATAGTCTAAGATTAGCGTAAACAGTAAAACATGCCTCAAGAACTACTTGCAGCACTTGTAGGGGCTGCTGTCTCTGGAGCGTTAATGGTTATTTCAAATCGTTCAAATCGTTCACAGGGTAATTTTAGAGAGATATTTCACCGATTATCGGCCATAGAGAAGGATGTGGCTAGATTAGAAGGAACTAGGAGAGATCCAAACGGATGGAGGAAAAGATAGCAATGGCTAAGGCCAGAATTAAAGAATTAGAATTATTGATAAAACATTGGGAAAAGCAAAACCCCTTAGAGCCTCTACTCTCTAAGGGGTCTTGACTAACATCGCATCCCACTGCGTGTTTAATAACTTACTTGCATGATTAGTAAATTACAAAACTACTTTAGTTCCTTTCCTATGAAAAAACTACTTAAAGTTTTTAAACCGATCTTGTACGGATTCTTGAACTCGGATCAAGGGAAAAAGTTTGTGTTGTCCATACTAAAAGCAGCCGCGAAACAATCAACAAATAAGATAGATGATGAGGCTGTGGCTTTTATAGAAGCTAGACTATTTCCGAACGAGACAACAAAACTTCAATGAGTATGTATAAGCCTGAATGGCGCAACGAAGACGAACAAAGGATGCTCAGATTAGAACGTCTATATGTGTTAGACGGTAGACACCGCAAGACATTACCTGATGGATCGCCGAATCCTTATTACGGTATCTACACGGGTCTTGCTGCTAAAGCCGATGAACTTGAAGCCTCAATGTGATTGCCTTCACTGCCAGGAGCTAAGACGGCAACAAACTAGGCATGGAAATTGGCAACAATGTTTGCTAGACATAAGGAAAAAACATGTCGCAAGTTCCTCCTGAGTTCGAGATGTTGATGGAGTTAGTTGAACACATGACACCAACGCTAGAAGAAGAATTAA